CCTGTATTGACGTCATATACTTGCTTGTTCTTGTACCGAGCCATAACATCTTTGATATATTGTTCGGCTTTGGTGCGTGCCATACCAGAAGTATCAATATAGAATATACGGCGCTGTGGTGCACGGGTAAGACGGTAGATAACATCTGAATCTTCCATCATACGGAGTTGATTCAAGGGTCTAATTGCTTTGTGCAAATATGAGATAACCATATTTGAATTTCTATCAATCAAACCAGAAGTGATGTAAGCAATAGACTCAGGGGCGATTTTAATACCTTGCTTCTGATCACCTTGGCCAGCTATACCAGAATTCTTTTGTTTATCGGTATAGATATAATAATCCGATTGACCTGTGACTAAAGAAATACCAGTCTTTGGATCTATTTCTTTTTTGATCTCAATGATACGCTTTAGTTTTGCTACATCAATTGAACGAAGTTCTTTAATACCATCTTTTGTTTTATCTTTATCTATAATCTTATGATAAGCTAATCTACCATCGATATACCAATTTCTGGCAATGTCTGGTCCGATAGACTGAAATTTCAATAAAAGTAAAATATTTTTGAATTCATCTGTGATCGCTTCTTTAGTTTTCTTTGAATATTTTTCATCAAATTCTTGATCAAAATCAATAGATACTAACTCTTCATTCTCATCGATAACCATAAACTCATCTACAATTTCTGATATGGCTAAGTCAATATCAGAAACTAAAGAAATTTCACGATATTTTGAAACTAATTCTACCTCGTTTTTAATTGAGGATGGATCTAAGTCAACAGAATATGAATTAAAGCCGGCACCAGACCCAGCAGCTACTTCTAAGCCACCTTCAATATTTGTTGCCGGAACAAAAGATTTGGTTTCAACATCTTTATTCTTGCTTTTAGTGATGTTGAAACCAAAAAGACTCAAACCATTAGAATCAGTAGCCATTTAATTAACGAATTTGCGAATCACCAGATTCCACAGTCCAATAGTCAACAGAGAATTCAACATTGAATTCTTCAATTTGAGAAACTTGACCAAAGTCCAGAGAAATTTCGGAAATATTAGTTGGAAAGCAGTTATGAAATTTATATTTTCTAAGTTCCATATCATTACGGTCTAACTGCACAACCTCCATAGGTACTACGTATGAAAGTGGTACAACAGCTCCGGATGTAGAACTATGTTCCAAAATACCAGCAGACCAAACTTCTAGAGCTTTGCGGATTAAAAAGTTAGAATCATTAAGCACTCGGACTTGCCAATTCTGAAATTGGCGTTCACCTGCCAATTTAACCGTTCTTCCACGATATGGAACTTCGATTGTTTGAATTGTTGATGCTGGCAGAGAGGTTGCCGTACACATGAATACAGCAGAAGCAGCCGCACCATTTGCACCACCAAGATTTTGAGGGAAAGCCAGATTAACTCTGAACTGTGTTGGGCGTGCACCACCCTGTGTTAAGAATGCACGAAAGTCATCTATTCTAGCCAAGATCTATTCTCCTTGTGTTTATTTATTTATTCTCGGTTTTCTTCATTAGAAAACCCTGGGTTTAAAGTAGGAATTCCGAGAATTCATTATCTATTAATTTGAAATTCATCAAGTGCCGGCGGCAATATCGAATGTGACATTTGGACCAACCGCTGTAAAGTTCAATGTGACAAAGTTTATCGAATAGTTAGGGCGGATCAAAATAGTTCCAACAAAATTATTAGTAGCAATAACTTGTGGGGTGTTATTTGTTTCATCACAAATAACCTTAAAGTCTTGAATGCCGCGCCGACCTTTTACATCACGTAGGAAAGGTTCAACTGAAGCAACAAATTGGAGACGAGTAATTGCGTCGTTCAATTCAAACAATTGATACTTAGCAGAATTCGCAATGGATTTTTCCAAGATCAAGAACAATCTACGAACGTTGATACGGTCAAATGCACTTGGTTTTGTCGTAGCAGTCTTATCACCGAACAATATAGTACCCTTACCAACTTGGTTAATAATTGGATTGATAGCTGCTGGATACAATTGATCACGTTCTGATTGAGTTGGATTCCAAGACAATTTGACAGCACCCTTGATCTGACCTTTAGTCATGCCAGCTGGAGAAGCCCACGTATCGTTAGTAGCATCAACTTTGGCACAAAGGCCAGCAGTATCGGCATTTAGTGCAATCCAACGGTACTTGTCATTATATTTGTCATACATGTACTTGTAGCCAGAGTCAATAACTGCATATGAAGAATCAAATGTTTTGAATGCCTTAGCATCTGCAATACGAGTTGAACTTGTACCAAAAATTGGTGAACCAGTTTTACTGATCGAAGTAAATGCTACACAATCTTTACGAATCGCAGCAATATTATTTACAACGTATGCAGACAGAGTTTCTGAAGCGTTACCAGTAACTAGCAAGCTGATGTCGTATGTTTGTGAATCTAAGAATAAATCCCAACCAAGTTGCATTGCGCCTTCTGTCACAGCGTCATCATCCACACCACCAGAGATAGTAAATACTAGATCAGCTGGCGTTACTGGGGATAAAACGGCAAAAATTGTATTTGCGACTGGAGAACCCCAGTTAGTACCATCAAGATCATGAGACAACCAGTATACATATTGTGAGCGGTTGCCCAAAACTGTAACATAGTAATTGCTCATGCCTTGGTAGGAAATAGCATCAGAAGCCTTTGACAGGAATTCATATTTTTCCAAGACTGCGCCAGGGGTGCCAGTAAACTTACCCAAAGCATCAACAACGATCACGTGAAGCTCATCATTGGAACCACCCTTGCCTGAGGCAAAGTCAGAAGTACCAGGAGCGGCAGTAAAGTATTGGTTATATTCCCATGTTGCAAATGTAGCCGAGTCTGCAATTGAAATTTTAAGACCGTTGTATTTTGAACCCGGATATCGAGCAGCAAACTGACCCCATGCAGTCACACCAGATGAATGGTTATCTACATAATCGTCATAGTTAGCAATCAACAGAGCGGAACCAGACACAGAAGCATTAGATGAGTTGGCACCAACCGTGCGAACGACCCACATTGCATTTGTGTAAGATAAAAAATTTGTTGCGGCAAAAAAGTGGGAAGCTGTATCATCATTTGGCGAACCAAAAACCTGCACCAATTCACCCTCGTTAGAGATCAACATTGGTGACATGACAGGGCCATTTGTAAATGCACCTACATAAGCACCAATCGTAGTAGATAGTCCAACGGTAACTGCTGATGCGTCTTTTTCAACTACTTGTACGCCTGGGGATTGCTGATAAATTGCCATATATTATACTCCGGTTTGAATTCTATAGTATTATTTAATTAAAGAAAGTCCGAGGTATCTCGTTCTCGGGTTTGATTCTTTTTCTTTTTTAGAGTTTGAACTCTCTTGAAAATGTTATTTACTTTGATGGGAAGTTTAGGGCCCTCAACTCCAGCAGTAACACTTGGGGTGGCCACGGCCGCACCATCTTCCGTTAATTCTTGTTTATTCTTCATAATTGCTCTAATGTATTTAATAAATCAAAATCCACAGAATTTTTGTTATCCGTCATTTTCAAAAAGTACATGATAGTTTCTGTCAAAATTCTATTTTCTTCGGGAGTTTTATATCTAATAAGATCTACTGCTTGGTCACAGAAACAGTTAGAAATTATAACGATGTGATTTATACATGTTCTAAGTTTCACACCATCTTTATCCTTGGTGTACTTCAAAAGCATAGAATTTAAATAACCAAATCTTTTTAAGTCTGCATCAAACTCAGTTGTTGAGATCATCTTGGGATTATCATATGCTTTGAATGCGCACAGTAAAAAGTGTTGGTCATTGTGGATCATTAAACCATTCCATACAATGAAATAACATTCCAAGTAGAATTTGCCCAAAGTAGAGCAATAGTGGCGCCAGCGCCAATGTAAGTATATGTAGTTGGAATTCCCTGTAACATTACTTCTAATGTGCCAGCAGCCGTTGAAACCAATTTAATTTCTTTTACTTCTGTACCAGATGCTAGTGTGACCGTACCAGAAATTAGTACGATATCAGAAGTTGGTGCT